TAAAGGAGGTCCCTCGCCACCACCATAATCAATACCGCCACCTCCAGGCACCATACCACCTATAACTGGACCTCTTGGCCTACCTGCTCTTCCACCTGTCCTTGGGTTTGGAAAAACAGGGTCAAGCATTATTGGAGCAGCTGGTCCATCAAAACTATCTCTAGGGTCTGGTAAGACTGGTGCAGGTATATCTATGGGAGCGAGTGGTGGTAAAGTTCTATCAATACTATCTCTTGGGTCTGGCAAAATAGGTGCAGGTATATCTATAGGTTGAATTGGCCTAGGAATCGGTTGTATTCCTATTGGTCGTGGACCCCCTTTTATAGGTAATAATTCTGATGGCACTCCAGCCCCAAGAGAGGGTCGTCTATCAATAGGTGAAGGCACTGGCTGTCCTATGTTTATTGGTCTGCCACCACCTGGTCCTCCAATAGAGATTGGTGGAATCGGTCTACGCACTGGCGGCTTAATCGGTATAAGTCCGGGACGTATTGGTGCAGGTGGCACTATTGGTAAAGGCCTACGTCGTATAGGTGTTGGCGGCTTTGCAATGATAGTATCGATTGGTTCTCTATCCATCATAGGTATCCTACGCATCATTAACCTATCTCTAAGTATGCTCATTATGGTGCCTTGGCCTTGTTTGCAAACGTATCCATCATTTTATACATAAGATTCATACCACGCTCTCTGTCCTCTTCTAAGGTTGGCATGAGACTAATGATACCGTTGGGGTCTGCTTGCATTTCGTATGAGCCAGCGCCTCTTACAGCTCTTCCTGTCATAACAAACTCACCATCGCTCAACATAGCCGGTATATCATCGCTGGTTTCTGTGCCTGGCCCATTTATATCACCATCCATTCTAGGAAATTGGCTTGGGTCCATTTCACCACCCTCTTGCATTTGTACGGCTCCGCCTTGTGCAAAAGCCATAACTCCACCACCATTTGCTAAACCACGTACCATACCACCAGTTAAATCTTCAACACCGCCACCATACATCATACCTCTAGGCTTACCTCCAGATAGCTCTGGTATTGTGCCAGCTGGTAGTAAACCAAACTCTACAGGGTTTGGAGCAGGCTGTCCCATCCTTCTGGCTATCTCTGCCTCAATATTGTACCTGCCTGTTGGACTCATGGTTGTAAGAGGTGTCAAAGGCACTCCTTTTTGTTTTTGTGCATCTTCGTAAGCTAACTTACCTAAACCAGCAGCCAAAGCTCCTATACCACCCATTTTAAGCGCGTCACCGAAACCGCCACCAAATAGACCTCCGCCACCTTCTTGTTGACCGCCACCCAAAATATTACCAATTACACCCGGTTGATTTCCAGTGCCTAAAAACGTTTGTCTTAGTGTTGGTCCTAAAGTGCCACCAAAAGGACCTGTTTGTTGTGCTGAGGTAGTAAGCGGCTGTATTTGCATTATTTGTTCCGTAGTTAAATTTGCATAATCAGCTTTAGTAATTGGTTTACCTTCTAGAGTTCCTATAACTTCATCTGTTGGCATTTGTTGTTGATTTACTAATCCACCAAAAGGACCGCCTTTTAACATACCGCCTAAACTACCTAAACCCTGCAGACTACCGAAACCACCAGCTGCGCCACCTGCTATACTTGATATGCCTGGTATTTTTAGCCCACCGATTCCACCCAAAACACTTTTAGCAACTGTGCCCTTCAATCCTAAAGCGCCACCAACCTTACCAGCTACGCCTCCTAAAACACCACCTAAAGCTGTGCCAACGCCTGGTATAAAAGCAGCGATTGGTGCTACTTTTTTTACTACTTTTTTAAGTTTTTTACCTAGTTTTTTGAAAAACCCAAATTGCTCTAGTCCTGTAATAGAATTAAGACTAGCTACTCCTGTTCCAACAACTGCTTGCTCTGGATTTATGCCTGCTTGTTTAAATTTTTTCTCTACAGCGCTTTCAAAACGTTCATCCTCAAAAAACTCTGGTGGTAATACTACTTCACCTACTCGCAAGTGAGCTAGCTGAGTATCATCGCCTTCACCTTGCATCGCTAATTCTTGAGCTACCTGTCCTAATGGAGCTGTTTCTACTTGCTGTGCTCTTTGTAATAATTCTTGCACGGTTTGTTCTTCCTCTGGCGACATATCCTTAAGTGACATACCAAAGCCTGGGTCCATGTTTGTAAAACCGTCATCTGGGCCAACGTAAAACCTGTCTTGATATGCTCTTTGTGCAGGTGTCATGGTAGGCAAACTACTTTCAGGCACTAAATCTTTTCGCATGTAAATTCCTTCTGATCTATCTTCAATACCGTTTTGATTTACGTCTCTAAACTCCATAGTTTTTCTGATACCTGGCACCATGCCTTCGGGCAAAGGCGAACCATCAACCAATCTAGGTGCTGCTGCAGCACGTTTTGCATCCTCAAGCATCATAAGTGTTCTGCGATCCATTTCTGGTTGTGGTAATTTTGTTAATCTAGCAATTTCTCCTTCTGTTAGTTGTGCACCTAATCTATTTCTTAACATAGCTATGTTTTTTTCTGCTGGAGTCATTATTGCTTCTGTTGATGCCTTTAATCTTGCAATCTCTGCATCGGTAACTTGGGAGCCTTGTTTTTTCATTAGCCTATCTATTCTTTTTTGTAGTCTTTTGCTTGTCATGGTGTACTTACTGTTACAGCTCCTATACTTATTGTTGCAGAGACACCAGTTGGATATGTTTGATGCTCATACAGGTTTCTAAACTGTGTGCCATCAAAGGCTTGGTGAACCTCTGTCGTTGAGTTAAATATAATAGCACCTGTAGCAAATTGCAACTCGCTAATGTCTGTGGAGTTAAACGATTTTATGCTATCTGGGTCAACCGACCCTAAGTTAATTTCTAATATTCTTACAAGTCTGTTAAATGTATCAGCTGAAACTGTATCACCTTGCGCTTGAGGTAACTGTGTGGGCAGCAACTTGCTCATTACCTACGCCCGGATGGTTGAATATCAACCCTTGTACTACCAAGCCTCCACTTGTAATTTTTTCTATCAGAATCAGTATTATCATCATCTGATTCAAACCGTAATACAAACTGTCTAGCTCTAGACCGAAGAGAGCTAAACGTTGAACTTGCGGTAATTTGTGTCGTAGAGTCTGTTGAAAGTGTTTGATTATTAAAATCGCGCCTTTTTACAACAACGTTTATCGCTGGGTTTTGACTGGTGCCGCTTTCGTTCACAAACAATATGTCTGGCAAAATACGTTTTAGAAACACAAATCTATCGCCATCTGTTATGTCAATGTCTGCTGACTCTACAAAAACACCGTCCATGGCACTCTCGTCATCGTTAAAACCTTTTTCATGTTCATATATACGTTTTGTCGTGCTTTCCTCACCAGCAGCTAAGGGTTTATCCAAAACACCTGCTGCTAACCAACTGTAACGCTCTAGTGTTCCTATACTCCATGAGTTTTCTTCATAGTTATAAATAACATACCTCGATATTTCAGTTTCGTTATCGGTTAAGGACGGATAAAAAAACCATACCTCGGAAAACTCTTCATTCAAACCTGCAAAACATTTAAAGGCTTGTGTCTCATCTAAATCAGAAAACACATGGTCTTGCACACTACATGGTATTTTCTGCACTGAGCCGTTATAAAAATAAAACCCTTTTTTCGACATGTAAAACACGCCTTTTGGTGAATTAGCAGCTGCTTTTGGGCCAATTAATCCTGCGCCTTCGTTAATTAAGTTGATAGCAAAAGTTAATGGCGGTCCAATAAAATTCATAGAGTATAAAGAAGTATCTGTAAAAATAAGCACCTCTTGTCTAGCTTTAATGCCACCCACAATAGAAGAGCCAGAAGATAGTCGTAATGAGCCTGCTGTATTTGTAGATAATGGCTCAAACTGTAAAGGATTCTCTTGGTCGCTAAAAGCAACCAACATAGGGTCAAGAGTACCTGTTCTTGAAGATCCACTGATAGGGTCTGCTCCTAACACGATAAGATGTCTATCAGTTTCAGACGTTATAACTTGCAAGGCTTTAGTTGGAACCAGATTAGCACCACTTGTTGTTGCTAACTCTACTGCTCTTGTTGACAGGCCATCATTTTCTACCCATCTGAATATGCCTCCTCCTCTAGGATTTATTATTAAATCCTCACCGTAGTTATCGTGCGTCCATAAACGTAAGTTGTTGACATCTGACAAGGTAGTGGCTGCACCCCAAGCGCCAGCACCCCAAGTGCCAACACCCCAACCTGTTGATGGCACGTAAATATCCAAACCAGAATTTAATAAATAAACGCCATCTGTTGCAGAGCCGCCATTACCAGAGTCGCTACTATTTGCAGTCACGGTCGCACCGCTAGTGTCTTTCGCAGTTATTTGATAAGTGTTTGTGCCTGTCACCAAATCAATCTGATACTCTTGATTAAGCACTGTTGCAGTAATGTTACCACCCAAACTTACTGCACTTGAAAAAGTTACAAAATCTCCATTGACTGCGCCATGTGAGCTGTCTGTAACGGTTATAGTAGATGAACCATCTGTAGCACCAAATGTAATTGAGTTTGTGCTTGTTTTACGCACTGGTGTTACATCGTTATATGTACCGCCTTCTTCAATATAGTATTTATTAGTGGTACCAATACCTAAAAATTTATTACCACCTAAAGAAATCCATGAGTGTAAAGCTCTTGCCGAACCAACTAAAGTATCAGAGGATAATTTTTCCCAACCGCCTATTTTTTCTACACGACCTTTTCTAAAACGTATTTTGTCACCGTCTACCCAACCACCTTCGTTTGAGTAATCGGTTTCTTCTTTGTTTATCCCAGGCTTAAAATTTAACTTTGATAGCGGCATGGTGCGACATCTATGCTAACCTAATTATTGCGCCTGTCGCTGTAGCGCTAGGAAAAACGATTGTAAAATCGCCAGCTGTAGAAGTTTTATCTCCACCAAAATCAATAGCACAAACCGCTTTGTCAGAGTTCGTATCATTATAGATAAGACAACCTCTAGCAGTCACCGTAGCATTACTAAATGTCAAGTCTGCAAAATCACAAAAAGCAGTAGTCCCCGATGTAGTAGGCGTAACATTAGTTAATGCCGACCCACCCGAAGTGTAGTTAGTGCCAGATGCTTGACCTGTAGTTGTAAATGCCGTTGTGCCAGCTCCCAAAGTAGCAGAGCTTGTATACAAAGCCAGCTTAAATGAGTTGCCGCTAGTAGCTGTAAAATTATGAGTGCCTACGAGTAACTCTTGTTTAAAACTCGTACAAATTGCCGATGTAATTGCCATTATAGCTCCTTCAATATTTTAGCCATGTCGCTGTGGCCTTGTTTTTCTAATAAATTTGCATAAGTCGTATTCTGTGACTTTATTGCATTTTTTATAGTATATAAGATTACAGTATAAACTTGGTTTTGGAAAGCCAAAGCCTGTTGTTTGACATGCTCTGGTGCATTGTCTGATATGTCACATATTTTCTTTGTTGCTTGAGTTGCCCAGAACTCGGCGTCATGTCCTTTGCCATCTGTAGTTGTGACACCAACTTTGCCTAAAACAAAATCGCTTTCAACACTCATCCTTTATAGGGTTCTGGCGGAACCACGTCCTCATCTATTTTTAAACCATATTGTTCTAGTTGCTGGTTTATTTCTTGATAAGGTCCAATAATAAATCTACCCTCATGCGGAACCGCTACTAAAGGTTTATCTAATCTATGAAAACCATACAACTTTTCAGTAGCGGGCACATTGCTGTCTAAGACTGTGGACCTACCACTAATACCAATTAGTATATCTTCACTCATACATTTACTAATCCAAAACTCAACGCAAGCTCTACCTGCCTCGGCAAAGTGCATGTTTTCTTTATATGAAAAATCTATGCCAAAAAGGTCAAGTCTGCCAACTTTGTTAAATAATGCAAAAGCTATCGCATAAGCAACTGTGTTATTTAAGTAAGCACATTTTGTCGCATTGCATACTTCTTCTATTGGATAAAGCACGGGGTTTTTGATTCTAGTATCTAATTCACACGTATAAACTGGTGTTTCTGTTTGCTCTAACACCCTACACATAACGGAGGTTTGTTTACCTGCGTCATTACTATCAAAAAATCTACTTGCTGGGTCTAACATAAATATACGGTCTGCTGGGTATGTAGATGCAGCAGAATTGATGCACCACACTTCGTCCCACTGTCTACCGTTTTGCAAACCTATTGCAAAATCTACTTGAGATATACCAAGTCCGACTAGAGCTATTTTTTTACCTTCTAAAGATTCAATTCTTGCCACTAGCTCACGCCAGAGCGAACCGAATCATACCTATACTCGTCACGTGTACCGCGACCTTCCGATGTGTTTTTCATTCTGGCTATCGCCTCCTTAAATCGTCCCTCCAACTGCGCGATAACGTCGGCTGGTTCTTTTAAGAATAACGCACCCTCAACCAGAGAACCATACAACAGGGCGTCGCTATAGTCCGTGGATAAGAATGTCGTGCCAGAGTCGCTACCAGCAGTCAAAGAGACTGGTTTATGTAGATAATGAAGTTCAACCGTATAGTTTGCGTCGGGCAATGGCGAAACCTCAAAAGCTGTTTCATCAAATAAAGAGTAATACTTTGGCTTGGCTTGTGTTGTGCCTGGTGAAAACTCTTTTATAAATGACGGGTGTTTGTAATCCAAATAATCGTATGTACTAGAGCTTATAATAGCTAGACTCATTGGAGCATAGAAATCAGTAGGTGTTGCTAAAAATCTGTTATTAGAAGTTAAAGTGCCTTGTACGTTTTTTC